AATTTTTTATTGTGTATGTATTTAATGCCTATCTTGAATGATTATGAATTTTTATTGTGTATGTATTTAATGCCTATGTATTTTATTGCGTAATTATGTGTAACGATTTTTTATTTTTCGGAGGGGGGCCTTGTGACATAGTAGTATTAAGGGGCCCCGTGGTCAAATTAGGGCCTAATTGGCTTATAATCAATGACTTAGGCCTTATTTAAAATTTTTAAGAACCCAAAAATATTTTTTTAGGTCAAAAAAAATTATTATATTTGTCATAGAGAATAAGACCAAGAGGGTCTAATAAAAAAATTTAATAAGGACTTAATTAAAAAATTTAATAAGATGACTATTGTTCTTAAAAGCCAAACCAAAGAAATTCAGGAAGGCACCCTGAGAATCGAAAAAATTTTAGAAAAAGGTTCTCAAGTTCCTTATTATGAAGGTCTATTTATTCCCAAAAATTCTTGCTTTGCCCAAGTAATTGTCAAAAGATTTAGCAGATTCTCTATGAATTATTTAGAATCTCGAATCTAAAAAACCTTAATAATAACCCCTTAAAATCTTAAAAATTATGACAAAGTCTATTGAACTCAACCAAGTCCAGGACCCCGTCTATACGGACCGGACCATTTCAGACCTCCATGTGGATGGAGACAAAATTATGGTAGAATTCCTCTCTGAGGAAGGCTCCGACATGGTTCCTCTTGAGGACCTGACCGCCGACCAACTTCGGGCTCTTGTCAAGAGCCTGGCTCTCTAAGGTCCTTTAAAGTTAGTTCCCTTGATTCTAAAGTGGCTATGCAAAGTCACACAGTAGCCAAACCACATCAAAAATTTTAAATAAATCAAGGGAACTAATTAAGAAACCTTAAATATCCCTATCCTTGTGGTCCTTGATTGTGGCCCTTGGGTACCAAAAAAATTTGGGAAAGTCCCAAGTATTTTAACAAAAACCTTTAAAATCATTAAGTACCATGGAAAAGAATCTTTCCAACTCCGAGACCCTCGAGGTCATGAACAATGTTGAACTCTCCAAGGCTGAAATCGCCACCCAGGTCCGCAAGCAAGCTGAGGAACTTATTGGGCACCGCGCCCGCATCGTCCCCGCCGGCACCATCGACTGGGTTGAGGGCTGGGTAAAAGCCACTCAGGCAGACCTGAGACCCAAGACCCCGTGCGTCCTCGTGGTCGTCGAGGGTGATGACGGGAAACTCTACCGCCGCACCTATGGTTCCAAACTCCTTGAAGTTGACTTGAAGTCCGAGAAGAGGGAGACCAAATCAAGGGTACACGTCCCCGAGACCCTTGAGGAACTTGAGGAAGCACTCAAGAAAGCCCAGGCCCAACTTGAGAGCGCGACCAACAAGGTCAACCTCCTCACCCGAGCCCTTGAGGAAGCCAAGAAAAACCAGTAAGACCTGAGGACACCCGGGAAACCGGGTGCTCCTTTTCTTTTGTCCTCCATAGAGAATAGAATCGTGCGGGAGCGATACCCGGTGGAGGACCTATCAAGTAACCTTAAAGTTCTAAGTATTATGAAAAAGATTTGTGACCTCATTGCCGTTGTTATCTTCAAGGTAGACACGGCTCTTTACAAGACCTTCGGGTTTGTAAGTTCCTTTAGGAGAAATGCCTGGGCCCGCCGAGGCAAGAGACTCCAAAGAGACTTGGACGATGAGCACTCCAAAAGAGACTTGGTCAATTCTCTCTTTGGTCACGACTACACCACCAAGCAAGCCCTTGAGGTGTACTATCAAGACGAGGTGGACTCTATGGAGTGGTAACAACAGTCCTTAATCCCAAAATGAACAAATGAGCTTCAGGACTAATCCACATTTCAAATATTATTGCTATATTTGTATATGGATTAGTCCTGAAGACCTTTAAAAGTAATAAGATGACCAACAATTCCCTTTTTGCGGCTCTCTATCGCGGGTATTACGAGGAAGCTAATGACAACTCAAAAGTAGCTCTTCTTGAGTACTTTGTCCCTATTATCAGCCGCTGGAATATCCAGTGGGGCGATGGTACTTTGGACCCTTTCTCCAATCAGATAATCAAGTTCGTGCACTCCAATGAAAAGCACTTCTTGAAGTACTTTGGTAATGGGTCAAAGCTGGTCTACGGAACTTACAAACGTAACTCTGGAGTTTACTTTAGTATTGCAGCTCTGGCCAACTTCAACTTCGACCTTCTCCCGAGTCCTGACTTCATTGTGGAGCGGTCCAACGGAAGACAATACTACTTGTACCGGCTGGAGGACTATGACGCCCTATAACCTTAAGTCCAAAATATCAAGAATTTGCTCAAGGACTGATACAACTTATCAATATAATTGCTATATTTGTAATAGTTAAAGAGAGACACAATGAACCAATACGACAGACAATACTTCAAGGACGCGGTCCTCGGGACTCAGTCAAGGCACACGGAGCACTGCGACGTAGAATACAACGAGGACCTTGATGTCTACATGCTCTTCAAGAACGGCAAACTTGTCGGAGAAGCCAAGGTCCTTGCAGATGGCCAAGTAGCAATCTACTAACATTCCTTATAATCACTAAGTATCATGGAACAGAAAAAACCAAGAATCTTTGCCTTAATCGCTGAGGAGGTAATCCTCATTTGGGCGAAAAAGTATGGCAAAAAACTTCCCGCCTCCTTCATTGGAGCCGTCCCCTACCTCCAGGCTATGCTCTCCAGCCTGACTACTGACAAAAACGCGCTGTATGGCTGTGAGACTCTTGAGACCATCGTCCTCTACTTCCTGGCTAACGTGACCTCCTGGAGAGGCGAGGATGCCAAGCGCATCAAAGCTGAACTCAAGGAAATGATTAAGTAACATATCCACGCACCCTTGAGTGCGGTGCGTGGGTACCAAGTAACCTTAAAACACTAAGTATTATGGACAAACAAGTATTTAAGCTCATTCACGGTATCAATTGTGAAGGCTGGGACAATTCCACTTGGGACATCCTTCATTCTGACGGTAGCGTACATACGTCTGAGTACTTTGGAGCTGTTCACGACCAGGTTTTACCTGAAGGCGACTACATTGCAATTTGGCTTAAGCGCGGTAGTTCTAAGCAATTCATCGCTCGCAATGCCAGTCTTTGTTGGAGTGTTATCTCGCTCCAGCGTGACGACCCGAATACTACAATTTATATCTATAAGGTGTGATGGAAAAGCTCAGTGCAAAAAGTAAGCGTGGACAACACTTTGTTGAGGCTTACAATAAAAGTACCTGGCACACGCTCAAAGATGCGTATACTAAGCCGAGCGCCGCAAAGCAAGCAGCCTTCAAACGTTGCCAGCAGAAGTGTGAGGCGGAAAACGGTGACCGTCTGAGAGTCATTAGCGCTGGTATGCAATTCTTTGCAGTTGCTTTTGAAGTGACTACAACCCTTGGAGCAACTGAGCTCCGCGTAATAACAAGAGAACATGATTATCTTATAACATTTGGAGACAAGTTATGAATTACACAGAAATTTACGTTAACGCCAAGACAACGCTTTGTAAAGCGATTGCTGAGCACATCCCGGATGAGTACCTGGATATTAGATGCGCAGACCCTCTTAACCCTCAATGCGAATTTGTTGGTGTTTACAAGTCTAAGGACGCAAGCTATATTGAGACTTTACTGTTCGATGGAACTTTTAAATCTAACAGTATTTACGAGCTCTCTGTTGACCAAGCCTATGAGGTTCTTAAAAAAGTTATGGTCGCCGCCAATACCAGCAAGGAAATGTATATTGTTGAGGTTCACAATGGAGGCAAATGGACTGTAGTTTTTAAGACTCATAGCTACCGCCTGGCGCAAGCTGAGTATCAGAAACGGTGTGAGACCTGGCCTGAAGTAAGACTACAAAAATGGAGCTAATACGTTATGAGAGCGGTCCTTACCAGGCAATCAGGCGTTACTGCGATTGTAGACGTGTATCCGGCCCACCAAGGCATTCCTACTAAGGTCCTTGAGGATAGAATCCTGAAAACATTCAACTCATTTGAAGGCGTAAAGTCCGACCCTTTCACTTCAGTAGAAATAATAAGGAAGCAAAAGCCCTTGAGTGCAAAATGAAAAATAAACTCTAAAAAATAGCATAAAAGTCAAAAATAATTCTTATCTTTGTATAAAGAAAAAAAATTTAATTTTTAACCCCAATTTTTAAACCTTAAAGCATCATGAAACACAATTTCAAGAAGATGTCCGACGAAGAGCTGGTTGCTCTTCAGGAAACCGCCGATGAGCAGACCATTGCTGCTATCAACGAAGAACTCGAGGCCCGCGCTGCTGCTGCGGAAGGCCAGAACACCGAAACTGAGGAGCCCGCGGAGGGCGCTGAGGCTGACGCCGACAAGGACGCCAAGCTTGAGGCTCTCCTCGCTGAGTGCCAGCAGAACGTTGGCCACCGTTGTCGCTTGGTTCCGGTCGGTACCATCGAGTACGAGAACGGTACGGTCGTTGGCTGCGTGAAAATCAAGCGCTCCAACACTGTCGCTTATGCAGTCAAGCTGGACAACGGCAAGCGCGTGGTGAAGAACTACAAGGCCCCGCTCTTCGAAATCTTTGACGAGGTCGTCGAGCGCGCCAAGGTCACCCGTCACGCCGGTTCCCGCGCCAAGGCCGAGCAGTGGTCCGAAGAGCGTATGGCTGAAGAGGTCGCCAAGTACATTGGCAACGTCGGCCGCGCCATCGTCATCAAGGGTGAGACTGAGGAGGACAACATCACCGGTCAGATTACCGGCATCGTCCCCGTCAAGCGCTCCAACTCCGTCCTCTACCGGGTTGTGATTCCGGCTCCCACTGAGCAGGACCCTGAGGCCGTGGCTACGGTTCACAAGTCTGTCGTCAACACTGACGCCTATGACATCATGGACGCCACCGAAGAGTCTGACGCCTTCAACGCCAACTACATGGCTCGCCGTGAGAACCTCGCCAATCGCACCCCGCTGACCGGCGCTGAGCTGGTCCTCGACCTCGAGCTCAAGCTGGAGAAGGCCAAGGAGGCTGTCAAGAAGGCGGAAGAGCGCGTCGCCGCCCTGGAGAAGGCCATCGCTGAGAAGAAAGCTCAGCTCGAGACCGCTCCCGCGGAGACCGAAGCTCCTGTTCCCGGCGAAGAGGATATGCTCTAATCGGCATGCAACCCCTCAACCATCGGACCAGTCCCTCGAGTACCTACTCGGGGGACTTTTGTTTAATAAGTAATCCTTAAAATTATGTCTCGCAAAAGACCCTTATGGTATGCTGTAGATGACGGAGGCGCGTATAACGTCTTCTCCTCGGACGACTTTGATGAGGACGGGCGCTACAGTGTGAACCCTGAGTACACTCTGGATGACTTCGATATTGTTCAGAAGTACACAACTGCAGACGCGGCTTGGAATGAAGCGGAGCGCCTGAATAGACTTCATGAAAGGGACATGCGTTAAGCATAATGAACTGGATTAAGGGCAGGTTTTTTTGGTCTTCCAGAATTGATTAAAAATTTTTAGATAATAAATTATATTCTGGAAATTTCCAGACTCGCCAGAAGAGCCAAAATATATCAATAATCGCGAATTAAGACCTATTTTCCAATCCATTTTCCTTATTTCTAAATTTACCCTTAGAGCACAATATGTTTGAGACTTTTCAGCTATCTAACGACGCCTTCTATTATCTCAAAGACAGAGAAGAGCCGCTTGTTGATGAGGCCTTAGATGAGGCGCTTGTAGTTGAGGCCTTGTACCCTGATGGGTTTACAATACTTGACTTTAAGCCCCTTGGTGATACTGGCTATATTGAGGCCCGAATAGGGCCAAAGGTTATCGTGCCTAAGTCTGCTCCCAAGCCAGTTATCAGGCAAGTTAGCAATCCAGGGTACAATACTGAGGTTGTAGAACGCAATCGCAAAGAGTATGCGGGCTCAGATGAAGTACAAATGCTCTCAAAGATTTGTCGCCTTGATATTGTCTGGCTTAATCCTGGGCACACAATGCTAAGGGCTTACTGGAACAGACTTGACTTGGGCCAAAGAGTTGTATACGGCGACTTTCCGCTTGAGACAACTCCTAAAGGTCTTAAGTATTTTCAGAAGACAAATCCTAATGGTACATTTAGCCGGTTCTATCTAAAACATTTTAATAAAGTAGTTAAGTCATGATACCAACAGAACTTCAACCTGGAACCTACGCAATTCCTGAAGATTGTACTTTTAAGTACGCCAATCGTCAGATTATCGTGGTTCCCAAGAAAACCAAAGACACGAGTGTTCGCAGATGTGGTACTTGTGCGCATATCCGTACTGGAAAGAAATGTTGCAAGGACCAATTCTGGGACACGCAATATTGCGTACTCAAGCCAAAGACTATCGGCGGCAAAACTGAGTACTTCTACCACGTGAGTCCGAGCGCCAAAGCTTGCGACCAATACGAAGAAGCTTAACCTATCAATATACAAAGTAAAACCTCCTGGCAAGATTGTCGGGAGGTTTTACTTTATGTAGCACAGACCGGTTGGGTTAAAATAAAGACTTCTGGCGAGGTCTAATGCTGAGCAATAGGATAGTCCATTGATTGGCCAAAAGCTCTTCTAAAGTCAAATAAATAGTTTTTATTTGCGAATTTCAGACCTATTTCTCCACTCTAAAAACATAACCTTTGCCATAGACCGTCACGACCTTAACTTTAGGGTCTGGAGAGAGGTACTTACGTATTGCGGTCATATAGAAGTCCAAACTGCGCTTTGTGAACACATCAATCTGATGCCACACGGCACTGAGGATTACTTGCGTCATAAGTAGTTGGTTCGGGCTGCTAAAGAGATACGTCATAATAGAGAACTCTTTGTCAGTCAGCTCTATGGTCTTGGAGCCATCAAAGAACGTGTGGTCCTCCGTGTTCAAAATCATATTGTGAATAACATATTCCTTCTTGAATTGTAAGAAGCGGAGAGGCGCGTGCTTTGTCCAGGTACGTAGACGCCAAACAAATTCCTCGCTATTATACGGTTTACGCACAAAGTCTGATATGCCAGCTTCATATGCGGCAACCGCTGCAAGCGGGTCATCATTTTCAACACAGAGAATGATAGGGACGTCCGGATAATACTTTTGCATAGTACGCACAAGCGTGAGGTCATCGGGCTTATCATACTTGTGGTAGTAATCTAAGACAGCTACGTCAATATCGCCTTTGGCAATTTCAGATAACGCGTTCTCCTCGTCTACAGCCCAAGCATTAAAGTACCGCTCTTGCAAGAAGTTTACAAGAGTGTCTGCGCCTTCATTTTGGAACACCAGGACACTGTATTGTCCAAGATGCTCAAGTGCTGATTGTCTACCCATTTTTTGCTAAATTATAAAGTAACTCAAACCAACGAGGGTTATACATAAGGAGGTCAAAGTAGGTCTTCACACGGTTCTTGATAATTCTTGTTGCAACGCCGAGAGCTTTTGCTTCTTGAGCATTCTGATACTTATAGTACATATTGACAGCATTATCAACTAAGTATATCATTTCCGGACGATACTTGAAGAGGATATTCTGCTCTGTCCCTTGTCTAAAGAAGTACGGCACATTAGGTGTTGCCCAGAAAAGTATCACAGGCCCTTTTGTATCAGGAGCCCTATTAGAACCAACTGTACGACCAGTATAAACTGTGTCATACACAAACCCAGGACACCTCTTGACAACCCAAGGATAAGTATTGTACAGACGACGAACAGGAATAGGTATCAAAGAATTGAGCAATCGCTTGAGACGCTTATTGGCTGAAGCCTGTGCGCGTTCCGCAATTGTAACTTGCTTCTCTGCTACAATACGAGTGAGCGCTTGCAAGTCATAATTTGGAATTGTATCAGAGAGCCTAATTAGGTTCTGGCTCACAGCGAGACGCTGGATTTTAATCTTGTAACGTGTATGCGCGTCTTTGTCCTTTACCTTTCCGTACTCTTTAAGTTTTGCTGTTACATCAGAGGTATCTGACGTGTCCTCCTCCGTAGTGTCAACAAAGTCAAGTGCTTCTTCCTTTTCAATGCTTCGTTCAATCCTTGCGACGTCCGTAGATAAAGTCTCGTCCTCCTGCTCGAGTTCAGCAAGCAGGAGGGCTAAGTCTTCAGCGGATAACTTATTGAGGTCCATTACTTAAGGATAAGTTTGAATGCGCGCCAAGCACGTCCAGGATTGAACATCAAGAAGTAGCAGATGCAAGTCAAGAAGCGAAGGACTATGGAGGCCATATACACTACGCAATAAATGGGCACATAGAGAATCTCGAATATCTTGACGAGTACTTTGCCAAGCTTTCTGACCCATTTAGTGTCGCGCACCCAGATTATGAATCTCTGCCAAAGCCATACAAAGAAGTACCCGACCATGGTAAAGATACCGAGTATCATTAAGCCAATGACACGGATAATGTTCCAAACTTTTTTGAAGAAACGTTTCATGGTTATTGCTTTTTAGGTTTACCAACAAGTCCAGGAGTCTGAATGAGTTTCGGCTTGTTCTGGTTGTCGAGCTTTATCCACGTATTGGCATAGCCAACAAGGTCTCTGCAGAAATAGCTGATGTGGTCTTTGATTGCCTCGTGGTCCCGAAGCGAGCCGCAAATCATTGCACCCACAAACTGGAGCATTACAATCTCGGCGTCGGAGAAGAGCTTAGTCTTGGGTAAGCCTTCAAGAATAATCTTCTCTATTTTGGAGCCCATCTCATTGATGGCTTTAACTGTCATTTCGCTCCCCGGGTACTTGTCAAGAGGAGTGTTGGTTTTAGGTTGCTGCTTGTTCATAATGCTATAAATCAAAAAGGTCAGTCTCACTTAGTTGTCTTATTGCAGTTAATTTGGACACGGTTATTTTGGGGATAAGCTGCTTACAACTCGGAGACTGACCTAAGGTTTTACTTATTGGTTGAACCGAAACCACCGGCACCGCGGTCAGACTCTTCAGGGAAGAGCTCTTCTCTTGAGTCGACAACCTCAACGTCCTCGTAAGAGACAGGTACGAGAATAAACTGCGCAATCTTCATACCAGGCGTAAGTGTGATACAGTTGTTACCGACGTTAATGACGTGGATATGGATTTCGCCCTGATAGTCCTCGTCAATAATCTTGGCGCCGATAATGAGCGGACTCGGGAAAGGCCTGCGCTTTCTGGGCTCAAGCTTGGTTCTGGCGTAACCCTCTTCAGACACAACAACGCCAGACTTGTCTGCACCCATAAGCATGAAGCCCTCAGGAATCTTGGCTACAATACCTGACGGAATGAGAACGTCAGTGTGGGGGAAGAGCATCTTGGTGTCGAAGTCATCGGGAATGTAGAAGTCTATTCCCGCGCTTTTGTTAGTCCCTCTATCGGGTGTTCTAACGTTTCTTACTTTTACAACTTTCATATTACGTGACAACTTTTGTGGATATTGAATTCTATACCTGCGGCATCTCTTAGTTCTCGTTTCAGTCTATAGCTGTTACGACCTTTAAAACAGTATGCAGTCTGCAAAAAGCCCAAAACCAAGTCTTTAGCTCTTTGTCCGCCTCGGGTCGCTTCTGGGTCAGTCGTATCAAACTCCTGAAGTGCTTCCAGATAAATGCCCGCTCTGACGGTTTGCCTGTTCACGCCATTCCAAGTCAAGTCTATTTCATCTGCTATTTCCTGAAACGTGCGTCCCATTACTTGCCAAAAGTTATAAAGTCTTCTGCATAAGGCAGATTACGAATCATATCAAGAACTGCGCCCCAGTCTTCTTTCAGCTTATCGTGAATACGCTGATGATAGAGGTTCCGGAGGCTCATGTAGTTCGTGCTGCACCTCATAAAGAGCTGCAGACCAAGAGGACAGTTGCTGAGAAGAACCATATAAGTTTCATAGCTCGGGTTAGCGTTATAAGCGTCAATGTATTTCTGCACATTGGCTTTAGTCTCTTCAGTTACATATTCATTGTAGCCATTCGCCATCATAATCTTAGACAGTCTATGGTCTTTGCTACTGGAAGACACAATATCAATAAAGTGATACCGCTGGAGCTGTGGAGTGAAGTACTGTGGGTACACAATGTCAAAAGACACGCGTATACCAGTCAAGAAGTTAGGATGACCGGAATTGCTGCCAAGACCGGCCAGCTTCTTAGCACGAACTAAGGACTTCTCAAAGTCTTCTGCCGAGTAGTCGGAAGGCTCAACGCGCATTGCATTACGGCAAGCGCAAACACTCTCTACAAGGTCATAGACCTTTACGTTACTAACTGTAACCATGATTAAAAGAGTTTAGGGTCTTCCGCTTTTTCTGCAATGTAGTTATTGAGTGCCCCAATATAAGCGAGGGCGTCAAGAAGATTATCCTCCTTATGAGCATTTGCTTCACGTGCGAACTTCATTGCAATCATTGCCCGGTACATGCCTTCCGGCGTGATAGACTCACCTTTTGGTGACATTGCATTGAAGATATTGGCAGCTCTCTCCATGCACTCGGAGAATGGGCCATACTGGCGTTCGCGTTCCTCAGAACGGTGATTGACGATTTCGTCAGCTCTTTGTAAAATGTTCATAGCTATTTGAAAATTTGTTGATATTTATCAAGTTTTGCCTTAAGACTCTCAAGAAGTCCGGACTGAGTTTTATCCTTAGTTTTAAGCGCTTTTATAACCTCCTCATCCTCAGTGCCTTTCACTACTAAGTGGTTTACAATAACGCCCTTTTGTTGTCCTTGTCTATACAGTCTCGCGTTAAATTGCTGGTACAATTCCAAGCTCCAGGTTAGACCGAACCAAACTATGATGTTACCACCCGCTTGAAGGTTAAGACCGTGGCCAGCTGAAGCTGGATGCGCAATAAGTATCTGTATCTTGCCATCGTTCCATTCCGCAATATCGCGCGCAGTCTTAAGCTCTCTTACTTCATACTTCTTAAAGTACTCAAGTATGCGGTCTCGGTCAGACTGGAACGTCCAAGCTACAAGAACAGGTTGTCCATTTGCATCGTCAACTATTTCCTTAAGAGCTTCAAGTTTTATGTCATGAACTTCGTGGGCCTGTCTGGCTTCAGCGTCATTATCATACACGGCGCCATTTGCAAACTGGAGTAGCTTGTTTGACAAGCCCATTGCATTGGCGGTAGTAATCGTTATAGGATTTCCATCTGCGTCTGTTGCGCTTGCTAATTCAAGTACTTTCTCCTTTTCAAACTCGTCATATTGGGCTTTGAGTGCCGAGGGCATTTGTAGCTCTACGAAGTTATCAATCTTGTCAGGCATTGTCAAGTAGTCCTTAGCAGACATACTTATACAAATATCTGAGACCTTACGACGTATCTCCTCTTCAGCTCCAGGTAACAAACCATACTTGTAGACAATAAAACCGTCAGACACAAGTGGCTTGAAATAATTTTGGCGGAAAGCTGTTATAGTCTTGCCTAAGCGCATTCCTCGGTCCATAAGATAGATTTGTGGCCACAGGTCAATAAAACCGTTTGGCGCGGGTGTACCTGTCAATCCTACAAACCGCATAAGACCTGGACGAACAGCTCTTAGAGCTTTAAACCGTTGGGCCTTATAAGACTTAAAACTACTGAGCTCATCAGCCACAACCATATCATACGGTAACTTCTGGCCGCCAAAGTAGAGACACAACCAAGCAATGTTATCGCGGGATATAATATAGATGTCTGCCTGTTTATTTATAGCTGCTACTCTTTGCTTAGGCGTACCGATAATCTTAGAAAAGCGCAAGTGCTTCAAGTGGTCCCATTTCTCAGCTTCCTCTTGCCACACTGTTTCCGCAACACGTTTAGGCGCTACTACCAAAACCCGTTTAACTTCGCAATAGTCAAACATTAAGTCATTGACCGCTGTGAGTGTTATAACAGTCTTTCCGAGGCCCATATCAAGAAACAAACCGCAGTATGGTACGTTTATGATATGGTCCACGCAAACTTGCTGATAGTTATGTAAATCAGACTTGTTCATTCAAAAACTGTGTTAACTTCTCGTGTGTATCAATAACAAATACTTTGAAACCTAAAGCCCTTAGTTCATTGTGCCGTATTATCTGCAGCTTTCTTGGCTTAATACCTTCAGACTTGAGCTCAACAAATATCGCTCTTCCGCCAGGTAGCAGGATTAACCGGTCTGGCATTCCTGCGTACATATTGCCTTGTAACTTTAAGCATATACCGCCAAGCAATCGTACCTTCTCAACTAAGGAGCGCTCAAGTGTCTTCTCGCTATCCTTCTTTTCTCCTATAATACTTCTGGACGCCATAGTTAACAAAGGTCTTAGTTGAGCCTGTATTCTCCCAAGTATCAATAGTTCTCATTATCTCGTTGAGGTCTCGGGTATTATACCGGGTCATATCTGCGCGGTCCTTGCCTAAGCACTCACACCAAATCTCCGCGATACAAACAAAGTCTTTACGTACTGAGCCATTTGCAGAGAGCGGGTCTTCAAGCCATTGTTTACGCTCAAACACATCCTTGGAGTCCCAATCAGTGGGATAAAGACGGTCAAGGTAGTTAATGATAATGCCTCTTCTGTTATCAGCTTCTTCATGCTTATTCTGAGCATCAACTGCAAGTTTAGCAGCTTCTTCCTGGAGGTACAAAGGCTCACGGTTCTTATAGATTTGGTATGCTTCAGCCCAGATTTGGTCCACCTCCTCATCAGTCAAGTCTTCAGTAACAGACTTTGTAATTCGTGCAATATTCACGTCTACTGGCAAAAAGCGTCTATTACCTGAAGGGTCATGCAAGAAGTCTTGTGAATTAGTTGTACCAAAGAATACGCACTGGCGCTTATAGGTTTCAACTACTCGGCCATAAGCCGGACGGAAAGAGTCTTCGCGCTTTGATATGTAATGCTTGATAGCTTCTACCTCGGCTTTCTTCAATCCTGAGAGCTCGGCCATTTCAACTATCCAAGCACCTTGGATTTGTTCAAAGGCTTCTTTACCTTGCACAGTAGTAAATGTATCAGAGAACCAGTCTCTTCCAAGTCTCTTGACAAAAGTACTTTTATAAGACCCCTGTGGACCTACAATTACCAAAGCGGTGTCAAACTTAATACCAGGTTGAAATACCCGAGCTACTGCAGCAGCGAGAGTCTTCCGAATAATGGCTCTCGTGTACGGAGTGTCTTCAGCTCCAAAATAATCAATTAGCAAGGTATCGACGCGAGGAGCACCGTCCCACGATAGGCTTGTAAGATATTCCTGTATAGGGTGGTATTGATTTTTCTCGAAGACAAGTGCAAAGGCATCGTCAATCTTAGCAGAAGACCCGATATTGTACAAACATTCAATGTAATTGTGTATTCCGGCATAATCTACGTCTTTTAATGGCTCTTCACCTTTAACGACACGCCAAGGAAGACTCTTAACAACATACCTCTTATTGTTGAAAGTGTTTAGCTTAAACGCGTCTTTTAACTTTGGGTCATTGGAAAGTATGATATTTATGTTGTTTGCTGTTGTCTCATACTCGCCTTTTGTATTGACTGTGAGGCTCTTAAGCCATTCTGTGTCTTCGGGTGTTGGTTCCTCATAAGGTTCAGCAAAATCAAACTTTGCCGCTTGAATGTTCTCAGTAGCAATCCGTTTGCGGACTTCTGGGTCTTTAGTGGCAAAGACCTCCATAGCTTTGAAGCTGGCAGTGTCCTCTGGCTTCTTGTCCAGATTACCGAACTTATGAATGCGGACCAGGTCAAACGCATTACAAAGTCTATTGCCTGCAGGGTCTGTGCTATGGTGAGAGTACGCAAACAAGTCTTTGTATACAACGAGTCCGGAAGCGGTTGAACCTTGAGTATAAGTATACCGGTCTTTGCCAGACTTTACATAGACGTCTGCCAGAAAGGTCTCAATTGCTGCAGTTATAGAGTAGGTTCTACAGAAGGTTCCTACAATACCGGACTTCTCAACTGGGTTCTCCTGTTTGTTAATAGTCTTGGTTATGTACTCGGTCTCGTCCTCAGGTGCGGGCCACTCCATAACATTATGCCAATCGCTATAAGTAGCGAGGACCTTATCAGCAGATAAGAATGCACCGTCCTGGAAGTGGAAGTCGTACTCAACGTCCTTCGGAATAGATGGCCAGAACATCAAGCGATTGATGTCAAAGGTCGTCGAGTCATAACAGTTAATACCAGTGTTACCGGCAATTTTTCTCGCGATGGCTTGATACTCTTCGCACGAGACTTGTCTATCCAAAGGAATGATAAGGCGATGCCTAACATGATTTGGACCCGAAGAGTGCGTGGCGTGAAGAACTGCCGCGCAATCATAAAGCATAGTGAAGTCCCACCAGAAATTGTCATGGGAAAAGTCAACGTCGAGGGTTATTATTTGCCGGTATGAAACACTGGCTTTATCGCGCTTTCCTCCAACAAGAAAACCTCCAACATAACCACCGAGGTCCTTGACTTTTGCACGGTCAGACTTCGGCATTGAAGTGTATTCCTTATAGGTCTCAACTGTTACTACAGGTTTAGCTAAACGAGCAACAAGCTCTGACCACATAATCTTTGTATTACGCCAGGTCTTACTTGTTGCGCTTGTTCCTATTGCTATATCAAGCTGCTCGTCCGTAGTTACTTTATAATCGGTCATTATCTTAGTCCTTTAAGTAAAAAGGTGTTACGTATCCGTCCGCTTTAAGTGGCATATCTAAGGCCCAGGAGGGCTGCTTATCCATAATGCTTACAATCTTATTATAATGCTCTTCCGCGTTTTCCTTTGGTACTTCAATGAGAACCTCATCATGAATATGGCAAATAGGAAGATAACCCGCGGCAGCGAGATTGAGCATAGAATTGCCAAGCATATCACGTGCAGTTGCCTGTACAATATTCTCAGTCAGCTTTCCGCCGTAAGTATCAATATCACCCCACACGCCTTTATCTGTAGTGCCTTCATAGAAGATATTAGAGCTCTCATAAGTAGAACTTCCAACTCGTACACTCTTGAAGTGCGGATGCCGGTAATACAGTTTTCTGCCAGAAGGAAGCTTGATTGTCAAGTTCTCACCATCACAGTCAAAGACCAAACCACGAATGGTAGCAGTGACTGGCTTATGATACTTTATAACAGTTACCGCTGCTGTTTCAAGCTCCGACCACATTTTAACGATTGCGGGATTAGCGTTACGCCACTTTCTAACCAGGTCGAGCTCTACTTGCTGAGACAAACCCATATCGTGGCCACCCATTCTTTCGAGAGCATTAACGCCTCCACCATAGCCAAGAGCGAGCTCAGATATTTTAGACTTCTGACGTAACTCAGAGCCCTTGGTAATCATAGAAATGGGAACACCGAACATTTTAGAACCGGTTGCTTCATAAATCTTGCCATCACCGTTAAATACGTCCATTCTCCACTGCTCATTAGCGTACCACGATATAACACGAGCTTCAATGGCGGAGAAGTCAGCAACACTTATAAGCATGCCTTCAGGAGCAATAATGGCGGTACGAATTAGCTGAGACAAAATATCAGAGACGTCGTCATACATCATACTAACAATATTGACGTCACCAGTTTTTGCTGCTTCTCTTGCTATTTCAATATGGCTAATATGGTTCTTGGCAAGGTTCTGCAACTGCAGAAGACGACCGGCCCAACGACCAGTCCGGTTTGCGCCATAGAACTGGAATGTTCCCCTAATGCGCCTGTCATCCATAGCACAATTGAGCATCATTTGGTATTTCTTAATGGAAGACTTTGCAAGCTTTTTGCGCAGGTCTAACATTTGAATTACTTCGGGGAATTTGGCATAATCCTCATAAAGCTGGGATAAATACCGCTTTTCAAAAGACTCAGGACGAAGACCAGTAATAGCCTCAATCCAGTCAGCAAGTTGCGCCACTGAATTAGGATTTTCAAGACCGGTCAAGTCCTGTGCTTCTTTGAGAACTTGCGCAGAATACTTATCATTTATATCGAGGGCCTTCTCAGCGAGGTCGAGGTCAAGCAAAATGCCTTTGTCGTTAATCTGCTGGTCCAGGATATAAAGTGCTAACTCTGAGTCAGGCCACTCCACGTGCATTTCCTCAGTGAGTTTATAGAATATCTCGCGCTCAGACCGCACGTCGTAGTTATTATACTCTTTGTAGTCTTCCCACTTCTCTGGGTCGTCTTCTGGATAATTTCTGGTCTTGTTAGGGTCAGCTTTAGTCGGTTTACAGGGACAAGAGAAGAACCTAATTAACATAAGTCCTGTAGCGAGTTTGCGCTCCTTTATTTTGAGAACGTCGCAGACGTCTTTCAATGCAAGAGGCAAACCTGCATAGGCAGACAAAATAAGAGTATCACGCCACTGCTCAATAGAGGTTTTCATACCAATCTTGGCAAAGCACCTACGCTCAAAAGCAGAGTTGTGCGCTACTTTAATAACATTAGGGTCATTGAGCGCATTAAGTAAGCGCTCGGGCCACTCTTCACCATTCACCAAATCAACAACAGTGACCGGCTCATGATTAAAAGCGTAACCACAGATAAGTACCTCGAACTCTGGGTCTTCAACGTATTTATAAAGGCCCACAGTCTTTAAGTCTCTCGAGGAGTATGTTTCTAAGTCTATAAATAGATAGTCCATAGTGCACCTGGCTGGACTCGAACCAACACTGCCAGCTTGTGGTCAAACAAGACTGAGGAACTACCGTTATTCTACAGGTGCTGTCCTTAAAATCACTAAGTTCTTTTAAATAACGTGGTACTTCACAGCAGCACGTTATAAGCGGGATGGATGGGTAAAAACCTTGAGGGAAACAAGGTAGTAGCTCGGGTTGGGTACGACCCAACTAATGTGTATGCGGTGAAATTCAGAAAAACCGCGACGACTTTCTATTACGTCCTATCCGAGCTAAGTAGCGACTGAGCAAATAGCTTTGAGCTATAGTCATCGGTTGAGTGCACATGCCCGTATGGAAATGCTCAGTCGCAAAGCGCTACAGCATATCGCTGTCCTTGAACTCATTCTCACCGCCAAAGTCCTGCTCAGCGGAGGCACCGGCAAGCGGCTCGCCTTCAGCTAACTTCTGGAGATTCTGGAGGCCGGCAGCAATGCCTTTGTTGCCAGCAGCGTTGAACGCGTAGAAGTTGATGGAGGCCCGGCCGTAGCAGCCAGAGTAGAACTCCTCGGGAGAGATGATTTCGTTCAGCTGAGCGTCGACGACACCGGGCTTGCGATTGCTGCTGGCATTGATGAAGAAGGAGTCAGCATAAGCCTCGTCGTCGGGGCGGTCGGTATCGCCATCACGGAGCGGAACCTTGATGTTGGCTGGGATTTTGCCGGTCTTATCGGCGAGCTTTGCCTTTCCCGCGACCTTTGCAGCTTCGATGGCCTTGTTGATGCGGTCGAGTGTGGCCTTGTCGTTCTTCGGGATAATGATAGAGACACTGTACTTGGGGTCAGACTTTTCGTCCATGGCCTTCGGCTGGAATACAGCCACGTAACTGAAGCGTACTTTTCCAGTTACGACTTTCGTTGTTTGTTCCATTGTGCTGAGTTATTTAGTTAACCTAATGCAGATTACAGTTTGGTCGACCTTATCAGCCGCGACCTTAAGAGTCCGGATAAGGTTCTGGTTCAGGGAGGTCATCTTGTTGGAGAGCTCGCCAGTGTCAGGGTTGACGTACTTGTAGCAGTCCTCTAAGACATCGATAACAGTCATCTTGTTATCGTACTCAGGCGACACAAGAACGTCGCCAGTAGCGACTTCGGAGTCGGTGTTGTAGGCATACTTCTTTTTGCAGTTGCCATCAAACATTACAATGATTGTCTTCATAGCTTTAATTATTGAAAATCTTTCTGTGCTTGTGCGATACCAATCGCGGGACGTTTATCGTCCTCAGGGACTAGAGTAGGAGTACCAGCGGGCTTTACCACAATGTCAGCAAAGAGAGTGGAGAACTCCTTCTTGCCAACCGCTTTCTCGATAGTAGTCAAGCTACTAAGCTTAGTGGTATAAAGCACCTCGTTCGGAATTTCAGGACAACGCTCGCGAATTGTCTTCTCAGCGAGGTCAGGGTCAATCCACTTGCGGACAGACCGACCTTCGACCAGCTTAAGACCCGGCCACTGTTTACCTTCATTGACTGCTTGACTCTGCGCGTACTCAGTGACAGCATTAACCCAGTTTGTGAAACCAGGAGCTCGCTTAACAATGTCCGCAATGTCTTCGTCAGAAAGCATACGCGGGTCTTCTGCAAAGTCAGCCTTCGCAATCTTGATTTGCTCCTCATAAAGAGCCCGGCAGCGGGTCTTAACGGTACAAAACTTACACCAGTCGCCAGGAGTAAGCTCGCCCTCACCATTCCAAGCCATTCTGGCCTTAGGCTTGAGCTCGTCGATTACCCACTTGTTTAGCTCGTCTACCGAGATTTGGAAGGACGAGATGTTATCAATTCTGGGCTGGACGATTGTAAGCAGGACTTCCTTAATGTCGTAGATGCCAGAGAAGATTTGGAGAGCGCCGAGTCCATACAGCATAAGCTGAGAATTCCAATCTGCGTAGACAGGCACGCCCATGCCATACTTGAAGTCGATAACTTCCAGAACGTCATCACTGATAACACAGCAGTCAGCTGTGCCAAAGCCTTCAGGAATGAACTCCCTGAGGTCGAGTTTCTGCTCAACGAACATGCTGGCCTGCTTCTCGTGCGCGAGCGCTTCCGTATATTCATTGGTGCAGTACTCAACATACTGGTCTACGTAGTCCAGCATTTCCTCAGTAAACAGCTCATTGCTCATAAGGCGCTCCAGTTCGTCACTGAACTGCTTGTCACCGATTTTATGAAGAATATCGTGCTCCAAATAGAGAGCACAAAATGCGTGGGCCAATGTACCCTCCTGAGCATATGTAGACTCGCTCTTGATGCCGAACTTCTCTTCAAGTCTGGGAGCTGGAGTGCAGTGCAACCAGCGGCTTGAAAGCGAGGCAGAAAGAAGTGCGTGCGATGAAGGTGATAGGGCCTTTTTAGGGGTTGTGCTTAAAGTCTTCATATCGCTAACGAGGTCTACCAAATTTGTCTTCGTTCTCCCAATATGTCAGCGTAGTAGAATACCGCTTAACGAGAGCCGGACCAGTAGAAACTGGGCCAATCACAGTAGGAGCTATCAATCCTGCGTCCTTCTTCCTTTGATAAACGAGGGCCGACAAAATAGCTCTTGCGTTGTACCACCGTCCCCAGTTTTCACGACCAAAACGTTTGGTTGCTTCCCTGAGTCGTCGCGCTTGTGACTTGCCCATTACGAAAGATTTCTGAGGAACTCGAACATTTCCTGGTACTTGCTGGCGTCAAGCTTAGTGATTGACGGAGTACCAAGCTCGGTAAGCTTCTGCTTGATTTCAACGCGGTGAGCGTTCATCTTAGTCATCGCCAGCTCGCGGAGACTGTCGATAGTAATAGAGGATTGAGCAGGTGTTGCTGCCGGCTTAGGCTGCTCAGCGGGCTTTGCGGGTGCAGGTTTCGGCTGCTCTACAGGAGCTGTCGGTTTCGGCTGCTCTACAGGAGCAGGCACCGCCGGCTTAGGCTGTTCAGCGGGCTTTGCAGGCGCAGGTTTCGGCTGCTCTACAGGAGCAGGTGCTGCCGCCGGTTTGGCGGTACCGTGGAACAACGAGCTCAGGAAAGCCTGAGTAGCGTCGTCCAACTTGACTGTTACGTTAATCTGAATAGGTTCCATTTATAATACTGTTAATGGTGTTTACTAAGTCCTGAACAAGCAAGTCATTGTCAGCAATAACGCCGTTAAACAACTCTTTGTCGTCTGCCATAACGGTCAACACATGAGTTGTATAAATGTACTCAGCCACGTACACGCCTCGCTTGATGCGGAAGCTATCAGGCTTATCTGAGGCATCATGCCACATATCACAACCAGCTTCATAAATAGCTGAAACGGACACACCTACATATTGAGCGAGTGCTTCAAGCTGGTCAACTGAAACATGCCCCTCGCCTTTAAGGACTCGACGGAGGGCCAGGTCAGCGTACTTGCTTGTAGGAAACATAACGCTCGCTACGTCAGCTTGATTTAGCTTGTAGTTTTTAAGTACGTTATTCAAATAGAATAGTGATTGCTGCTCTTGCATTGTTCTGCTTCATTTATTTCTTTACACGAATATAGAGAAAATTTTTCATATAAAAAAATAAAATTGAAAAAATTTTTCGTTTTGCATTTAAGGGCTTTTTCAACCAATTTTCAGACATAAGCAGTACACAGTACTATAAACTGGCATACATAGTCTCCTAAACAATAAGCTCGAACTCTTTAAACAATCAAAACAATGATTGTTTAACCCTAACTTATTGAAAATCAATCAGTTAGACCGTTCCAAACAATAAAACAAAAAAGTCTATATAATATATAGGATATTTTATAAAAATCCATATACCAAGCCTATAAATACCACTATTTGCCAATGTTTTTATAGAAATTATTGTTTAATTGTTTAGACCGTCCTAATTTATTGATTTTCAATCAGTTATGAAAAACAAAGTATTGTTTAGGATTGTTTAGACGACTAACTTATTGTTTAGAAACGGCAAAAGAGGGAAGCCGCTCGAGACCCGACCGCCAACGCAATTATCGCACAATCTTGGTATAACTAACATTTTTTATAGTAGTGTTTGGATTACGGCTCACAACATCGACCTTCCTACTCTCAAGCTTTTTGCAATACCACAGGAAACCAAGGAACCTTTTACGAGTAACACTCTCTACAATATCAAGGTCCTCTCGGTTCGCAATATTGACTTGCATAGTGTTCTGCTGCATATCAATCGTTCCTGATAAGTCTGTCCAGGTGCTCGTATAATTGAAATTAGCAATACCTGGTATCGTATCATGAATTGCAACATGAATTGTGTCACGAGTTTCAAGTTTTGTGCTGACCAGTGCCTCCAAGTCTTTGTTGCGCACTTTGAGACTTTTAATCAGTTTCGCGTCCTTTTCTCTATAGGTTTTGAACTCTTTGACTGTGAGCTCCAAACTTTTGATTTGTGCAACGTTGAGACTGTCGAGAATCTTGTAATGATTGGCCTTTAATATAAGGTCATTATTTGACTCCAGAAGAAGCCCAATATCAGACTTAATACGGGTTATAGTTTTCTGTTGGGAAGAAATTTGGCTAAATTGTAAGCCTATAATTCCGATTAAAACGGTAATTACAATATAAGGTATAAGGCGTTTCATATTTGAGAAAAAAGTGCCTCCCAGCATTTCTACCGGGAGGCTGCTAAGAGGTTAAACTACTCGCCAGAGGGAAGAGCCTCAACGATTGCCTTGAGCACAGGAATGAGTTCACTGGCTCTAAGCTGGTTGCCCTGCTCAAGCATCTTGTCAAGAGCGGCGGCCATTTCATCTTTTGTCATGACTTAACGGTTTTATGGGGTTAATAAAAAGGTGTAAGCTATTTCTTTTTCGCTTTGCAGATGGACATCGGAAACTCGGCGCGGACATCGAAACACGGACATTGTTTTATCCATTCGTTCCGTTCGATTTTCCCGTTTCCGTTTTTGTCCGGGCTTGCATCACGGTGGCCGATAACCTCAACAATCGGGTATTCATTGATAAGACGGTAAACCAAATCGGCCAATGCCTGTTTCTGTTCCGGCGTCCGAGTATCGGCCGGGTTCCCATTTTCGTCAAGGCCGCCAACGTACACGATTCCGATTGAATGTTTGTTGTACGATTTCCCGGACAACCCGGCCGTGTTGCAATGCGCCCCGTCACGCGTCAACGGCCGCCCATCCTCAACCGTCCCGTCAAGGTCCACGACATAATTGTAACCAATCATCGCAAACCCGCGTTCTTGGTGCATTTTGTCAATATCGGCGGCGCGTACATCTTGCCCGGCTCGGGTCGCCGAACAATGAATTACGATTGCATCAATTGTTTTCATCTTTGTTTTCGTTTTTGTTGTACCCGCAACGGGTGCAACGTTCTTTCAAACGCTTATCGTTTGCCACGTCAACCGGGCAAATAATGTTCGGGTCCGTGTATTTGTGTTTACAAAAATGCGATTGCATAATGACCGACGATTTTTCCGCCGAATCCAACTTTTCCCGTTCGTAATCCGCGTTCCGTTCTTCGTAAAACTTTTTTTGTTCGGCCAACAAGTCCCGGAACATATCATACGGCGTTTTTCGTTTATCTTCGCGGGCTTTTATCCAAGCCCAAAGGCCGCCACCACCAAGGAAAGCGACGGCCAATTTTGCAAGTTCAACCCAAATATTCGTTTCCATTTCAACCGTTATTATAACGTTGTGCCATACTTTATGTAGGTAAACATTACATCGGCAATCTTATAATAGCCTTGTGTCTTTGGGTGCGTTTCGTCCGTGACATATTCAACCAAGGTGTTATCCCTTGCGCAAATCGCCCGTTCTTCCGTGGGAAAATCCCGTTCGGTATCAACAACGCAATAAATTGGAACAAGAACAAACCCGTTATTTTCCCTGTTTTCATACTGTTGAATAAGTCTTTGAATAAGTCCAAGTCTTTCGGCCTTTATAATATCGTGGTTGTATGAATTTGAAAAGGCGGAATTTGCGGGCATAATTGGCAACCCTATAAACAATTTAATATTTGCATTATACGCCCGAATGGATGTTATCATTTCATTGTAATAAGAAAGTATTTCATTATACTTATCTTCCGACAATGGTTTTGTTTGTGAATACACATCGTTAATTCCAAGTGTAATAAAAACAAAGTCAACGCCAGCAAATCCGTTTTGGCTCATATAGTATGAAAAATCAAACTTTTGCGTGTTTGGATTCCAAAACGCGTTGGCATAATCGTTATATGACGCTTTTGTGCAATAGTCTTTTGCGCTCCATCCGCCGCGTCCCTCGTGATTCGCGGGCGATTCCCCAAGCGTACCAATCAATTGCACCGCCATATCGTCATTTGCGAAAAGGTTAACAATTTCACGCGCATAAACGCCATTTGCGGTTATGCTATCGCCAATAAACAAAACCTTTTTTGTGGTTCCGCTTCCTTGCGTTTTGGAAACAGAATTAAATGAAATAGTCTTTGAAATAATATTGTCTTGTTGGGCCGGCAACTTATCAAATGCGCAATCATTTTTTAATTGTATCATAAATGTTGCCGTACCGTCGTTTACGACATTCGGTTGGTTAATCCTAAATCTATCTTCATACGGGGTTGCGTATAATGTTGAACTACCAAGACGCTTGAACCCAACCGATTTTGAAGAACCGCGATAAAGAATATTATTAACCATAACATCAAACTGTTTGTCTTGCAAAAATGCAATTTTGGGGGGCAAAACAATTTGTGTGTTCTCTTTCTGTAATTCAAACAATGAAACCTTACGCCAACCGTTCGGGTCCTCATATCCCGTTGGAACAAAATCGCTTGCAACAACCATTGGCGTTTCGCCAATTGTATTTGTGTCCCACGACACCGCCAAGGTCGCATCGCCCGCCAACGCTTCCATAAGCACCCATTCAGTTGTGACACCTCTATGAGTCATATTACCGCTTGCGTCGTAGAACGCAAAAAATATTGAACTCATATTTTTCCACACTCCATTGACAAGGGCGACAACTTTATACGTTGTCCCGGGTACGATATTCATTCGTTGGCTCGCCGTCCAACCTGCCGCATCAACGATTTGTCCTTGCGTATCAACATATTTGTTCGGAATCAACGTTGTTAAATCCAATAAATTCGGGCTATCTTCAACGTTGTATAATATTGCTACCTCATCATCAATAGACAAACCGCCGAAATTTTGATAAATTCCGTTTTCTTTGGCAATATAAAACAACTTGCTTAATCCGCCATTCTTTGGCGAATCAGTTGGAAATACAACACCACTCAATTTATAGCCCAACGATGCGGCGGAAATTAAATTGTCAATGTTTTGCAACATTACGGAAATTTGCGATTCCACCGTTGTAAGGCGTCCATCCAACGACGTCAAATTGGTGTTTTTATAACCCGAAACGGTTATAACAAGATTTGCCATATTTGCGTCGGTATCGGAAATAACGATATATTTTGCGGTCGGATATTGCAAAAGATTAACATTTGGTCCAAACGCCAAATTTACCTGTGAAACAGGATTTTTGTTTTCATCGTACAACCAATTATAGCCCGAATTTGCGCCGCTTATTACAATGCCCGAATAATTGCCAATTGGCACATAGTCTGTCCTTGACCACCCGTTAAAACTTGCGAACGAACCATTACCGGCAACAACATATTCATTTGGAATGATGCCATAACCACTAACAACGCTTCCGGCTTCTCCAATAATACCAACTATTTCGGTTGATACTTGATTTAATTTTTCGGCCGACGCAATTCCGGTTATATCCTTTGTCCAATTCCCGTTATATTTGAAAATAGCAATTTCGCCGCTATTAAGGACGAATCCGCCAAAATTTGAATATGTACCCGCCGTTGATGCGACGTAAAAAACATTTTGGTCCGGCGTCCCGGGATTTGTCGTTGGTGTTGCAATTCCTAAATATTGATAACCCGCGCCCAATGAATTAACCATCGCAAATAATGTTTGTTGCAACAATATGCCGGTTATTTCATTGTTTCCGTTTGTCCTTACAACTTGTTGTATCGCCGATTTTAAGGATTCATAATTTGCCATAATTGAAATATTTTATTCGTTATTAAAATCAACATTGAAATCGTCGTTAAAATCGCCCCGTTGCGCCTTTACGTAACCCAAACCGATTTTCTTTGCAACCGTTGCGGTATCGAAAACCGCTTCCACAGCCGCAACGTCGCCGTTATCTTCCCATTCCGGGGTAATTAAGAACGTGTCCAAACTGTAACGTTGGCCGTGGTATTCGATTTCGGCAAAATCCGCCATCCTGATAAATCGCATAACGTCCAGCAGGTATTCGGACGCAAGGAAATTGAACCGGTATCGTTTTTCCGAAATCTGTTTGGTCGGGAAAAAGTAACCATCCCGGGTTTCGCCCTCTTCCTCAAAAATGTACTCGGGCTTACCTATATCCGTACACAGATACAGAATATTCTTAAACGCAGGATTTTTGTACACAATTGTTCCGGCGTCCATCGTGAAATCGTCAAGGTCCCACCACGTAATTTTCAAATACGGTTGGATGTCATTTACAACTGTAAATATTTCCGAATATCGTGTTATTTCTTCTGTTGCCGTACCCATTTGAATACGGATATAATAACGCCCATCCGGCAAAGAATTTAGGACGGGCAACTGTCCCGGAAAAACCCAAACATCGTAACCCAATGCGGGAAATTCCCGTTTCGTAATCATTGGCCGAATAGTCGCCGACAAACTTGTAACGAACGAATCCGTATTTGCATCAAACAAATTAACAATTTGCACATACGTATTATCAATATGTTCGGTAAGCACTTGAAAAGGAATCAAGAAACCGGCCGGGCAATATAACGGATAAACACGACCATAAACCCACCATTTTCGGGCGTTCTGTTGGTCCAATGATGTATAAAAAGGCAATACGGATAAATTGTTATTCGGTATCATATTTTAATGTCGCTTTTGCGTTCCGGCTTGACAAATTTACAGACAATTTTTCAATCGTGCCATTACCCAGAGTAGTCTTTATTAGCTGGTTCAAATCTATATCGCGGAGCAGTGGGAATCTTATATCCTGTGTTTTCAGTTTTTTAATACCAAGAGCCGTCATATCTGTGTCATTAACACGGTAATGAGGAGCTGGCATATCAAAGACATAATAATTGTTCTCGAGAAACACAAAGGCACAGAAAAAGTTCTGAAGTACGTGGTCGCTATATTCAGTTCTTACGCTTCCATAAGGGATGACGAACTCACCATATATGGCTTTCATTGTAACACCCACGCTACCGGAGACATTATTAGTAGTGAATCTAATCTTTGTAGCGCCCTCTGGTACAACTGCAGAAATATTGTACTCGCTACCTCCAGTAGTTACCTGGCCTATAATAGAAATGAGTGCATTGTTAGCATCATAGAATGACAAGACTACAGGTCTATTAGCAGGCTGACCAAGTAGGTTGCATACTATCCTAATTGTCTCCCCAGTTTTCCAGCCAGTAACAGATACATCTCTGTAACCGCCAGCGCTGAAGGTAGTAGGAGAAGATTCAGGTGTTATGTAGTTGGTCTGGACTGCGCCGAGAAGAGCAAAGCCGTCTTTGGAGCAAGCGCCCGGATTGAGCAACATATAGTCAATGTCCGACGTAAACTGGTCAACTTTAGTTTGCTGAATATTTCCTGGTGTTACATACTTGGATATAATATCGATAGGGAAACCCTTGAATAAGTAGGTAACTTCGTCCATCCAGCCAAATTCATACCGTTCGGCCATTGCGGGCTTATCGAACTTATACTGACTACGAGCAAAAGCCCAAGGCTTTCCATTTCTTGACACAATTTCTTGAGTCAAATCGTGGGCTATATTTGCGGGCTGGGAATAGGACCCGCCTCTCATAAACCAGGTTATATGCTCAATTCTAAAGCGATTCTGGTCGTCTATAAACCAATATAACCGAAAACAATCCCGTAACATATCCAAAACTTTACGAAGTGTTATGGGAGCTTTCTGGGCAGGCTGGTCATAGTCAGCTGTAAGAATATTTGACTTGGGCGTCAGGAAGAGTTTCTGAGCGCTCCAAGCAATCGGGTCTATTGAGCTATACAGGAATATAGAATAATCTGTTGTCGCTTCATGAGTAATGCCCGGCGCAATCTGGCCAAGCAGAACTGATATGACAGACCAAAGAGGATAGTTGTTCTTGATATTATACGCCTTACGTCCTGCTTCCTCAATTTGTTGGTCAAACGGGAAGAAATTAAACCAAACTGACACTTCTCCCCACTCTCTACGGGATACCGGGAAAAACTCGCCATAATAGTATTCCATCGGAGGCTTTTGATAATACTCGCCAGGTTGGTATAAACCCCACTTAGTCGGCGTAGAAGACCGGTTAGTAGAGAAAAATATGCAATCAGGAAATTCATAGCCTATAGCTCGCCTGTAGTTACGATTATTCTCCACAATATCGTCGTCCGGAATAGGACTTGTATTTCGGCCCATAATAGTATCTACGTCAAGAACATACCGACAATAAACCGGTATATTATGAACATATAGCGTAATATTACCCGAAGCGCCCGAACCAGAAACAGGCGTTAATGTAAACTCAGTAGGCAATAACGGTGGGGCTTGATTCGGAACGGCCAGACGCCACATTGAGGCATTATCTGAAATCCGAACTATTGTCCATGAATACTGTGAGCCACTTGATGAAGCTCCAAAACCGTAAACCAATTTATATTCAGACGCAGTAAACTCTGTTGTTCCTTGTTCACGTGGATTAAATTTACTAGCAGCAAAGCGTTTAGTAAAAATAGTAGGTATTTCCGGAGAGCTCGCATCACCAGTAACTTCTGCTACAGCTAGCGATGCGCTAAGAGCAAAATTATATGTATTAACAAGCGCGTCTTCGTCTGTTACAACGTCACATTCCTGTTCCCAAGACATACCCGCCAGCAAGCAGCCTACAGTAGAATCTCCTGGTATATAGACCTGAATCATCGGGCGCTTGTCGGCTTTAATCATAGTCATTTCAGGAGCAAGGTCGATAAGATTGAACTCCTTCTCTATGCCGGCGAGCACGTCCGTATATTGGTCCTTAACAGTAGGCTGAACTATAACTGTTTGCGAGTCTTCATCGAAGTCACAGTCAGTCTTCCAGAAGTTACCAGTCCAATACTCATCCCAGGAATAACCAGCGTCGTAGGATATGTAAAGTGTGATAATGTACTCAAAATCAAAAGCTTGAGCGAGAATCCAAGCGTAGTCATCACGCTGGAATGTTAGCTTGCCTTCAAGTGTAGCTCTATAGAACTGCTCATTTTGTTCCTTATTGTACTCTTTAGCTAAATCCGCTTTGTATATAGGGTAAACACGGGGCGAAACAAAATCTGACCAAGAAGCAACAGTGCTGACAAATACCCCGTAGTCATTAAGCCCCTGCATGGAAATCCGAAGATAGGCCGCATTGGATGGCACTGTACTCATACCGTATTGACCAGAGATGAAGACCTTGTCTTTGGTATAATAACAGCAAGCTGCCGGCGCCCACGCTGTAAAGTCTGTCTTATCGCAAAATTTATAATCAGTGCCAGGTGTTACCGGTATATAGTCTGAGCTAGTGTAAGTATTATTTGACTTATCAAGAATCCCAGTATTAGTGCTAAGCAAACCTTGCCGGACCATCGTGGGGTCCAACAAATTCACCGTAGCGCGGTTAATGCAAAATTTGTATATGGGGTTCATAAGAGTACGTAGCCAAACAGATTTTTCTCTACACGCGTAAATATAATAATTTAAGGTGAACTTTTAACCTAATTTAGCAAATCTAACAAAACAAGCCGGACACTCTCAAGAGCATCCGGCTTATAGTCTGTTGATTACTATTATTTTCTAATTATCCTGGTAAGATTACCTTGTTTGATAATAGTGCGGTCAGGCTCTACATAATACTTGTAACCAAGCTCTTCCTTGATACGTGTAACATCTTGTTCGAGTCTCGACAAGTCTGTCTGCTGACCAATACCCGCTATCTGTAAGCCAATGGGCGTAGCAAAGGACCGCATGTAAGTCTGTTCAAATGTACCCTTATTGAGACTCTCAATAATACCAGGGAGTAAGTCTCGATATTGCCGTGTGCGCTTCTTACTGATGATTGCGAGTGCCTCTCCACCTTCAGCACGCATCCTCTTATGCCGCTTATTCTCAACACCGAGGTCAATGTCGTTACCAGAAGCGTGAGACCCGCCTTCAAGGAACTCGAGACCGCCTTCGCCATATTGTTCAGACTCTTTAGCAAGCTGAGCTGCTTTAACCTTAGCTACTGCGAAGGAACCCCACATAGTAGCAATAGCCGCAAGAGCAAGTGCCGGACCAACAAGAGGCACACTCGCAAAGGCAGACCAAAGTTGAGCAGACGCAGTGACCAGGGAACTAATTTGCGTTAAGGTCTCAATCTGCTGTTGTTTACGCTGGGCTTCTTTAAGAATTTGTTCCTTCTTAGCTTGCTCAGCCCTTGCGAGTTCAAGTTCTTTCTTGGTTGTTGCAACCTCATTGGCATAGCCATTATTACGGGCCTCAATTTCAGCATCATAGGCCTCTTTAGCGGCATCTACACGCTTTTCAGCAAGTTCTACTTCACGCTCCGCTGCTTCAACTTCGGCGTCAACAATATCCTGGATATATCCAATGATAATATCAACTGCATCTTTGAGCTCGTCAATCTGGTCTTTGTCAAAGCCAAGCTTGTGAAGCAGCATTCCGCCGATACCATACTCGCCAATTTCAGCAATAATTTTGTTAATACCCGTTGGGAGCTTCTCGAGTTCTTTGTTGATGTTAGCAACTGTCCATTTTGCAGTCTCAATCTGAGTATCAGACCAATCCAACAATCCAGCTTTAGCAAGTCGAATTTTTTCGGTCCACAAGTTGCGTTCTTGCTCCAGTTCAAATCGCGTAATTTCAACTGAAGTATGTTCAGCGTTTTCGAACTTGGCTTTTTCGAGGTCCTGCTTTTGCTCAAAGCTTGTTAAAGCATGTGAGCCTTTAGTTCTGGCTACTTTAGTACTATAAGCTGCATTGATAGCGGACTCATCAAGCCGTTTGCTCTTAGGTTTCAGACGGTTCTCGGCAAGGGCAATCTGACGCTCGGCTTCAAGCTTTTCCAGCATAATCCTAAGCTCTTCTTCGGAGCCAGACTTAACAGCCGCGAGGTCATTATCAAGATTGGCTACAATAATACGGTGCATTTCTTGCATATGCTGCTGAAGCAGGTCTTTCTTCTTCTTAGCATATGTTTTGTTGATAAGAGAAACACCAATATCATTGCCATTTTCATCTCTCAGACGGTCATCCTGGTCACGCTTAAGGTATTCCTCAACTGCGGCTTTACGCTGTGCTTCGAGAATCTTTTTTTGCAGTTCAAGTCGCTCATCCATGTTAGCTTCACCGAGGTCAAGCTGGTACTTATATCGCTCTTCGGCTAGCTTATTCATCTGGATATTGTGGTCACGTTCAAGTTTTTCCAGTTTTTGATTTGTAGCAACTTCAAGATTGATAGCAATCTGGCCAATAGCTTTATTGGCAAGTTCAAGCTGTTTCCGCTGTTCAGGAGTTAGCTTAGATTTAGCATAGATACCGCGCTTATTGAGAATGTCTTCATTTTTATCAAACATCTTTTGCAGCTCAGCAAGCTCATTCTGATAATCCGCCTCAATCTGGGCCTTACGCTGTTCAAAGCCGTCCTCAATTGCTGCGGCAGCTGCGTCATTAGCTTTCTTAATGAGCGTAGTAGACATATTGCGGATATACTCATCGAGAGAACGACCCGCGCTGCCGTGTGCTCCAGATTTGTCAGTACCTTTCTGGTCCTCGGGTTTAATACCAGCGTCTTTGAGTCCGTCAATGACGTCCTGCGTATAACCGAGAGCCATCTTAGTAAACTGTACGCCATTTTGGATATATTGTTGTTCCAGTTTACGAGACTTTTCAAGTTCTTTTGCTTGTTTGGCACGCTTTTTATCAGTCTCAAGAGCTTCTTCTTGCAGTTTATTAAGCTCTTCCTGCGTAGTTTTACGTAAAACCAGTCTACCACGCTCGTCCCGGGTCCAAGCATCAGAACCTAACTGCTGGCCCTGCAAATACTGAGCTCTAATTTGACCGCGTACACTCGCTTCATGTGCCTGGTAGTCAGCTTCAAGTGCACCACGACTTGCGCCTTCCTGCATTGCTTTCTTATACTCCTCAGCTGCAAGCTGCTCTGCTGCAGCGGCAATAGCACGGAGACGCATAGACTGAATAACCGCGGCTGTGTTCTTAACGAACACGTTCTCGGCGTCAGCTACGCTATTGATGGCAATACCAAGCTTAGAAAATTCAGACTGATTGTTCTTAATCCACCGTGTTTTCTCGGCTTCAGTGGTCATATTTTTCCACTGCAGTTGTAGACGATACAGAATTGACAAACCCTCACCAAACTCGTCGCTCGTCTCTTTAATCTGTTTCTTAAGATTCTTAAGTGCTTTTTCAGTACTAATAAGAACTTTATTGCCGGTTACCAAGTTCTTGACCCACTTCAGGATGTCCTCGCCAAAGAAGGTAAGAAGTGTTACCACCAGCATCATGATGGCATTAAAGGAGACAAGTGATTTACCAATCTGTTTGAATACGCTAACAGTCTCGGTACCAGCGGCTTTTAATTGCTTATTAGCAATAATGACCTTTCTAATCTGGTCAACAACCATAGGAACGTTGTTGGAGATAGCCAGGAAGAAAGTATTCATCGATACTGCGGCCGCAGGCGCTTCACGTAAGAGCTGCGAGATAGAATAGGACAAGCCGTCAAAGTTCTTACCGAGTCTCGCCATACCGCCGCGACCAGCACTAATACCGGCTTCCATTGTGGTCATAAGGGCTGCAATCTGCTGCTGATACGCAACAAGCTCATCACGCTGAGCCTTCTGAGAAAGAGACAGCTTTTTGAGCTCGAGAGCATTAGCCTCATAGATAGCATTTAGCTGGTCGTAAGATAGTTTAGTAAAGTCGACCTGGTTTCTGGCTTCAACCTCAATAGGAATATTCGCACGTATGAGCGCCGCGCGAGTTTGATTGAGCCTATTTTGCTCAGCAATGCTTTGGTTCGTAGCAGCTAAAGCAGTAGCTTCACCCGATTCTGCAAGACGTAACCGCTCTTCCGCTTTCTCAAGGTCAGTCTCAAGCTGAATACGTGCCTTCGTCTTAAAGTTTGCAATATCAGCCTGAGCGTTGATTTCCGCTATATGCTCCGCCTCAGAACTTTGAGCAAGAGCAAGTCGGCGAGAAGCATTAGCGAGAGCATCGGTACTCAGTGAGCTGCCATTCATCGTGGCATTGAGCGCTTCATACTGAGCCGTAAGGTTCATAATGTCTTTCTGCATCTGCTGTCCTTGAGCAGAATTACGCGTAGACTCATCTAACCTACGATATGAAGCAACAAGCTGGTCAAGTCTTGCCTTAAGGCCCTCAATAGACGTGGCATTGGTGTTCATTGCTGCGGCGTCTAACTTGTGCTCTTTCCTCTTACGAGCAGCAGCGTCAGCAGTGCGTGCAGTAAGCCGAGCATAACTGTCTTCCTGCTTCATCAAGTTAATCTGCGCGCGCACATAATCCTGAACGGCTCCAACTGAAGCCTTAAGTTCACGCTGAGCAAAAGCGCGCTCTTCTGTGAGCTTGCGGATTACTTTAAGATGCTCTGCACCAACTTGCATATTTAGGCGGTCAGATTCGCTAAGTGCATTATAGAGAGCTTGCTCACGTTTAAGCGACTCATTAAGGGCATCAATTGCGCCCTTTGCGGCTTTATCCAGTTTATACTGAGAAATGGTCTCCTGATTTACTTCCTTAATCTGCTCCTTAACTACAGCGGCGGCTTTGCCAAAATCAGACTGCGCATACGCAAAGTCACGATAAGACTTTTCAAGCTTCTCGACAAAGGTAGCCATTTCAGCAAGAGCGTTCTCGCCATCAGTAGTTACACCTGTAACCTTCTTAATGGCGGCGGTCATCTTTTCAGCGGTAAGCGGCACGCTCTGAGCCACTTTGGTCATATGCACGTTGACTTGCTCAAGAAGCCCAATGAGCTTCTCGATAGAGTCGTCAGGTACTATAAAGTCACTATACCTGATAAAGCTATCGTCTGCTGCCATGTTTCGTATCGCGTTTGAGTTGTTTCTTTATGTCTTCCAGTGCGCTATAAAACTGCAACACTGTTAAAGTCTTCGGTTCAAGATTTGTTTGTTGCGCTATAATTAAACAAGCGCTCTCAAATTGCTTATTATACTCAACCTCTATTGACTTGGAGCCATCAAAATTGCCGGGTTTATACTGCGCGAACATTTTAGAGTCCAATTCACGTATCTCGGCATCATGGTCTACACCAGAAGCAAGAAAATCAAGCTGCAATAAAATACGCTGCTTTAGTTGAGCGTAATAATTTTTCTCTTGAGCAGTTATTGCTTGCCCTGGGAAGTATGTTTCGAGCTCGTCGGTAATTTTTTTTTAAGCCAATCAAGTGTTTTGGTTAACAGGCCATGCGGAATCTCTTGTATTTTAGCTAGTAGCTCATGATAATCGTCGTCTGAGACTGCCTCTATTCTCTTGCCGTCAATACTATAGATGAGAGCGGCAAAGGCAAGATATTTAGGCGATATTTTTGAGTTAATCATATACAGATTCTGACGCATATTCTGTAACTCTTGAGCAGCTTTTTCACGCTCGTTGGTTCCAATAAGCTTGGCTAATTTAACTATATGAGCGTCAAAGTCATCAACAGATGACCCGATGCCCGCGTCAATCAGTAAAAACTTATTGTAACGCTGATAAGCGCTAATTGGAAGCTCGTCCACACTGTCATACAACTTGATTACGTGCTTTCCTGTGTCAATTGTCTTCATAGCTTTATGGATTTTATTTTAAGGGCTGATTTTGTCTAAAGAAAAACCTCCAAAATTCAAGATTATTGATATATTTTGGCTCTTCTGGTCAATCTGAAATTCTCTGAAATATAATTAACTATCTGAAAATTTTTGGTCAATTCTGGAAGACGAAAAAATCTGCCCTTAATTGAGTAAATAACGTATAAGTGGCGCAGTAAAAACAGGCACTGCTATAATATACCAGTATCCGAGCGCAAAAGCGAGGATAATGCTAAAAAGCATGCTGGTCCAGAAGCCTAAACAAAAGTCACATTGGAACATTTGTTGTATTAGGCCATGCGTACAATCGATAATGCGGTCACGATAACCCCATTTTTCGATAACTTGAATTGTAAATGTTACCGCAAGAGTAACAAGCACTACGAGTGCTAAATAATATAAGGCTGACATAGTTCACGAGTTGTCATTTCAAATTCGACACGAAGACCCCCGAAAGGATACATGAAAAACTGCTTGTCTTTGGCAGCTAAATCCTGGCCACCATAAACAAACTCATTGTAAATCTTCTCGATTGTATACGCGCGATAGATATTCTCAAACCGCTCGTACACTTCTTTAACAACAAGCTTGCCAAGTACTTTAATAATACCAGGAGTAGTAAGCAGGGAGACCACCTCATTCTTTATCTCCTCAGTATGAAGGCAGGACGCATCTGGATAAATAGTTTCCATATTAAACCAGAACACAATAGCACCTCTAAAGATATACTGAGGCAATCCCTGCGTTACCTGCTTGACTTCCTGAGGGTCATAAATATCGAACCAACAGAAGTTGCCAAACTTATCATTTGGATTGAGTGAAACATATTCACCATTTCCCGTATAGGCCGCCGGATAAACCCACTTACCTGAGTCAGGTTGATGCTCCACGAGCTTATACGCACGACCAAATGCCTTATCGAGCCAAGTAAGTTTGGTCTTTAAGGCATTTTGCAAATCTTGTATAACCGCGTCCAGCAATACCGGATTTGGCTTCATTGGTATTGTTACATTCTCGAGTCTCATTTCAGTTTGAGTCCGTATTTAATTCGTATGTAGCTTGACAAATCTTTACGTAAGTGCCTACGTATCAATCGGGAAAAGTTCTCAGCAGTGAGCCTGAAAATAGAGGGGCCATACTTTTCAACCAGCTTCTCGGTCTTAGAATCGTCAGATGTAATATAGAAGCCTTCACTATTAGCCACTACCTTAAAGCCTTCATAGAAAGCGCCCGTGTCCTTTAAGGTTACACGGGTATAGGGCTGGCCTTTGCGCTTCTTATTGGCTATAGTTCTTGGTGCATACGGGGCATACTCCATAATCTTAGTACCAAAACCTTCAATACCTCGTCTAAATAGCTGACTGTTAGCTACCATACCTGTCACCAGTTCCTGAGTACCGGAGAAGGTAAAATAGTCCTCAAGGTACTCGTCTACGTAAGCTCTAAACTTACGTAGACGATACGTCATGTTACGAATAGTACCTTGATAATAGTAAGCCATGGTTAAATAGGTTTGTAGCGGAGCCCGTGATTGCAGCAGGGTAGACAAACTCTGTTGATACCAGAAGTAGCGAGTTTAACAGCGTCAAAAGCCTGTTTAAGCTCATAAGCTAAACCACTCTCCCGCATCGAACTCGAGTCACCGTCAATCTCATAAAGGATTTCGGTACGTCCAGCATTGACAGAATGCCTATTTGTGCGTACATTGGGATTATAGACAAACTCACGAAGAGCATCGACAGCCATTTGCTTCATCAGCACGTCCTGGAACAGCCAGCGCTGGTCGACAATAAAGTCAGTCAGGTCGCAGCCCACAGTGATGTCCAGATTTAGGCCCCAAGTCTTATCGGTGAAATACTGCATGTCCACAGCGTCCCACAAAGCGAGAGACTTATCTTCCGTGTTGAAAAATGCGTCCGAATAATCGTTGTTAAAATCACCGGAGACCCAATTTAAGTCATTGCTGTTAACACGGAACGGGTTAATTTCCATGTACTTGGACCAGGCAAGATATGCCTCATAATCCCTGCGGTTGCAAGTTCTACAAGTAATACCTGACCAGTCATAAGACCGGTTAATTGCCTGACTGTTAGCAGGAAGCTCGCTCTGCAAGTAGCAAATATACCAAGAGCCGGCAACTGCGTCGTTCTCTGACTCAATATACGGAAGATAGAGACCATCAGTTTTAAACCACTCACAAGTATTAGCTTGTGTTTTAATAAACGTCAGAACATGAACGGGCAACTGCCTAGAAGAGTGCATAATGAATACACGGTAAAGACCGGGCATTGAAAAATGCAAGCCAATCTTGTTTATCTTGATAGTAACACCTCTAGCACGCGCAGGAAGAATCTCAAATCCTACGAGAGACTCAGTATTAGTGATTTTGTCAGAAATACGCGTAGTCACATCGAAAAGAATGCGGTCTTCAAGGAGGTTTTTATAAGTACCTTTGTTCTGTTTTTCGTTGAGGTACTGGTAGATGGCTTTGTAAATAGTTGAGCGCGTCTTATCTTCGAGCCATTCAGAGAACGGCGATGTTTCAATCCAGTAGTTAGGCCAACTATCAGCGACTCCTGGCTTCATATTTACAGGCACATCTTCGATTGCCTTAAAGTACTTAACCGTGGTCGTCCCATCGACAGTGGTACTAACTTTGACTACCCGGTCCTTAAGATACGTGGTAGCTTCATCGTACTCAGGCTTAGTGTAGTCAGAAAAATCAGGCGCAATGCTCGCCATGTTATTGAGAGTGAGCAAAGGGTGCGCCTGCTGATAATAGAGACCGCTCTCGCTGCCAAGCAAGTTAGAAGATAGCAGGAGGTCGGGATTAGCGTCATCGGTCTGCTTCCAACCAACAAGACCGAGAAGACTATCTTGTATGTGTTTTGCTCGTAACATGCCGCATGCCTTTTTAATATAAAAACAGAGGACGCTTAGGACTTTAGCGGTCCACGGCGTCCTCTGACCTTAAAGCTATGAAACAGAAAGGGTTTTTGCTCTATTACTGGCCAACGTTGTTAACCACGAGACCGAGCTTGTCGGTGGCGGAGTTGTACCCAATGTTGAAGCCGATGATAGGGCTGGCGAGGTTCGTCGGGTCGCTGTTGTAGGCAGTGACGAAGCAGACGTCCACCGCGAAGCCGTAGTGCTCCTTACGAGTACGAGTCAGGTCGGCAGTGGCTGCACCGGCGATGCCGGAGTAGTTGTCGACGGAATCGTAGAAGTAAGTGCCGACCGGCATGTTGAGGACAGGCAGCGTGGAAATGCCCCACTCGTGACCGTCACCGGAACGAGTACCGAGAATGCTGTCACGCTCGAAACGGGTTAGCATACCGACCGCGCCCTGCTGGACCGCGTAGCCCTGGGCGAAGACGTTCTGCGCCGCGGCGATATTGTTGGTGAAGTGGAACACCTTGTCGGCCCACTCGTTGCGCTTGTTCTCGATGTTGTAGAGGTCCTTCTGAGCGAGCTTGCGGACAAGGCTCTGAACGCCGGCATCACCAACAATATGGAGCTGACCGAAGAAGTCATTGGCCTCCATCATCACATTGAGGTCTCCGAACAGGTTCTCACGCTGGAGCCAGGCCGCAGAAAGCGTGTTGGAGCCGAACGTGTAGAACAGCGGGTTGGCCATAACCTGAGTCTTGGCAGCCGCGAGAGCAGCGAGAGCAGCAGCGTCGAGCGTGGAAGCGAACTTGTAGATGTACTTCATCATCTTCGCCTCGAAGTCGCGCTGGATGCTGATTTCGTTGTTCATGTACATCGCCGGGGTGACCGTGAAGCCCCAAGAGTAGGTGGTGAAGGAGAACTGAACCATGGCAGAAGTGTTCTCACTGTCCGCGATGGTCACGCTGCGAGTGTTACCGATGGAGATGTTCGCATCGTAGTTGATAACCGGAGTCTCAAGGGTGTTGCCGATAGAGGTGCGAGCCTTCTCGACAAGCTCCGGAGTGAGAATACCGTTCGGGTCCTTGCTCTGGTCCATGAAGAGGTTCAGCGCACCGTAGCGACTCGGGCGGAGTTCGAACTTATCCAGACGAGAGTTAGCCCGGATGTTCTGAATACGTGTGTTAACTAAGCTCATAGTGCTTGCTTTTAAGAAGATTTAACGAGTCTGAGGCATTACCCTTGTGCTTCAGTAGATTACTATTTGAGAGGCAATTCTGCCACTTTTGCGTCATTGCGAAGTCGGAGAGACTCTTCACCGAACTCAGCCTTGTCACGAGTAAGGCCCTTAACAGTCAGGAGATAATTCTCAATCATGTTGTCGGCCTCAAGCTGCGTCTTTGCGCCAGACAGGTCAAGAGGCAGGTTCGGGTCAGCGGGAGGAGTAGGGCCAGTGCCGCCGCCACCGTGAACAGGCGCGGTGCTGATAGCGTCTTTGAGAGATGTTTCCATCACGAGCTCCTGAATGGTATAGGGCGCGAGGCCGTTCTTGGGGTTGTTAACCAGGTTACCGTCAGCGCCGCGAAGAGCCAAACGTTTGCCGCCCTTACCATCATCGATAAGCTCAGGTGTGCCTTTTGCAAGAACCTCGTTCTTAGCTGCGCTAAGAATGACGCTCTTGAGAGACTCGCTGATGCCATCTTTGAACTTAAGACCAGAAGTCGCAGCCTGGAACGCGTAGTCTACGTGGGCGTTCATAACCTGTTTTTCAAGGTCAGCTTTAGCAGTGGTAAACTCGGTCTCCTTAGCCTGAAGACTGGCTTTCAGCTGCTCGACCCGGGTCTTCGCGTCTTTGAGTTCCTGCTTAATAGCCTCATCGGTACCCTTGGCCTTCAGCTCCTCGACCTGTGCCTTGGCGGCGTCAAGCTGGGACTGAAGAGTCTTGGACGCGTCAAGCTTGGTTTTGTAGTCACCGAGAACGCGCTTGACGTAGTCATAGCTCTTCTCGCCGCTCTTTTTAGCGATACCAGAAACGCCAAGTACGTCGGCGTCATACTGGCCGTGCAGTTCTCCAATACGAGCACCGATAACGGTATTCTCGTCATTCTGCGACATAGTAGCGATTGCATTCAGCTGCTCGTCGCTCAAGCCAGAAAGCTTAGTGTTCTGCCTAAGAATTTCAACTGTCAGCATACTCTACTATTTGAACGGGTTATAGATGACTTCCTCAATGGTGTAGCCAAGGCTCTTGTAATGCGCCATGAACAGGCGATACTCACTGGCATTGAACTTCTGCGTAAACACAGGGGCTTCACGCTCACCCGTGTCAGGATTGAACCGACGGCCTTTAGTAAGGCGTAAAACGGCAACATTCTCTTCGCCCTCAGGCGGAACATACTTAACCTGGACAGCGCCAGTAGGTTTCGGCTGCTCGGGTTTCGGCTGCTCGGCCTCGGGAGCAGTGGCGCCAAGACCGGTGGTAGGCTTTTTGGCGGCAAGCTTGTCAACAGCAACAAGGTAAACAGCGAGCTCATCGAGCTCAGACTGCTCCTCGTCCGTGATAGCTCCTGCCTTTTTCTTCTGCAGAAGTTCCGCCTTGCGGACCATCAGCTCTTTGCGGTGCGCTGCGAGCTCCTCAGGCTTGAGGCTCTCGAGCTCCTCTTTGTTTTTCTTCTGAAACATAGCTTTGAAGTGTTTGTAAAATAGTTGAAACCTTCTCTCTCATCGGACGACCGGACGCAAAAGACACAATATCTATGTTTTCACGCTCGAAACGCTTGATATAGGGAGTAAAATTAACTTTCAGTCTAACCTGGTCCTCATCGAGCAAACCTTTATCAAACAGGTCAACAACTTCATTGGTCGTCTTGTTCGGATAAGGCTCAAGCTGCCGGAGGACCTTCATACGTTGCAGCTCGATAGGATTATTCCTATACTCTACTTCGAGTATCTGCTCAGCAAGTGCGTTAAGCTCGGCGTCAGAGGCCCCGCTTTCCTTCGCCTCTTTGTAGCGCTTATAGAGTTCACCTACCGTAAAGATATAGAACTCAGTGCCCCAGTTAATAGAGGAGTCCGTAAACGCCTCACCATAACGCAATTTGCAGATTGTATCATCAACGAATTTCTGTGCAAGCTCAAAGTTGGTCTTAAGAGCATTAAGCACACTGGTTTTGCTCTCGAAGTTAGCAGAAACCTGAGTTTCGTTGATTGCTTCTTTTTCGCTTACTGTGCCTCCAGAACCAACAATCGACGTGATAATTTCATCCTTAAGACGTACAACCTCTTTAACATTGTAGTCGAGAGACTCACGGTCAATAGTGGTAATCTGAACGGGATTACGCATATCTGCGACACCCTCAGACTGGTTAGGCACAGGAACCTCAATGAAAGAACCAGGACCGGTAAGATGCTTGGAACCGCAAATCGGGCAACGCTCTACAGAGCCGTCTGCCAGGAATTTGTAGTTACCCTTTGCGTTACGCAGGAAACCTCCGTCGCAGTAGTCACCTGTCTCGCTGTTCTCATAGTTGCAATCCTCCTGATAAGCACTGTAAATAGGATACGGCGCATACAGGTCGAGATGCCTCTTAGACAGCGCAAAGAACAGGTACCAATCAAGATTGGCCAACTCTTTGACGAGCGGGTTTTTCTTGATGTCGCGCTCCTTCTCATTCAGAGCAGTGGACCAGAAGAACCGAGCCGGGCAGTACGTAAGACCGTGGAACGCCTGGGATTCCTGACGTACAATCTCACGTTTTTCGTTAATCTCGAAGACGCGAATTGACAAATCGTCAAATACTGCAATCTTCTTAGGTCCCTGTTTGAAAATGAGCCACTCAAAGCGGTTCCAATCGTCCTCAACTAATTTGTAGTCGATAACATCCTCGAGGTCAAGCCAATAGAAATACGGCTCAGGTCTCTCGGTCGTCTGCACAGGTGGCATATCGACAATCAAAATAGAATTAGGCGATACCTGCATCTTATGCCAGCCACGAGTCCGCCATACCTGAGGCTCGTGAAGGCGTACCGTCCGATAAGTCGCCCAATCCTCAGCCGCAGCCTGGTCCTTGAACTGGAATGAAACTGAAAAATTCCGGCTATCAAAGACCCGCTCAAGCTCACGATACACATCCTCAACGACGGTAGAGGAGGGCAACGGGAACTGAAACAGACTGAGAAATGTGGCAAACTTATCTTTCGGCAACATGTGTGAAACCCAGTCGAGGAAAAGTTGTGCTTGCGGCACATTGGACCTAGACACATTGGTTTCAGTGTGAAACCTGATACGCCCTTGAAGCGCGAGCGCTCTACTTATGCGCTCACGCTTCTTAGGCGCTTTGAGAATTTCGCGTATGGCTTCAAATTCAAGCATCACACTTTGTTTTTAACTTGGGAAGACTATCCAGTGTCGAGCTGGAAAAGCAGTTACGCTTTCGGTTTCCGGTGAACCATAGTCCTCTGGGCCTTCTTCCTATGCAACCCTGTCACTGCGCTGTACTCGTAGTCGCTATCAGCCGGGAGTTCCCAGCCGCTATTCGGCATCCGAAGCAGCCTCTCAGCATGGTCAATGCTGAAAGACTGCCGGGTGCCTGCGGAAGGAGCCAAAAGCGTAACAGAGGGAGGTAGCATACTGGCACGGGAAGAAGGGTTTGCGGTTTACTGCGAAGCCGCGTTGGTCAGGTCCGTCAGCGGATTGAAGTCCGACGGAGTGACAATCACGAGGTTGTCGCTCCAGTTCGGAGCGAAGCTCCAGGAAATGGCGTTTCCGTCAGGAGCATCGAAGCCGCCAAGATTCTTGTCGCCCACGAAGAACGAGCTGATAGGAATCGGGGAGTACGCAGTCGGAGCGGCCGGGTTGTCAGCGATACAGCCGATACGGCCATTCTCATCGATGAGGTACACGCCGATGTTCTCACACATGTAGGTCTTGAGAACCTTGATGACAGACTGACTCTCCTGGTAAATGTTACCGGAGAAGGTAGTAGGTTCAGCACCGATGATGACGGTCATACCACCAAGGGAGTCGTTACCACCGCCCCAAGTGCGCGCGGCACCGGGCTCAGTAGTAGGACCCTGGATGTAGGGCGAGATGATACACTTGGTACCGTCTGAGGCGGACATGAGAGCGGTCCAGGAGGCTTTCAGCGTCGGGTCGGTGATGGTATTCTTGGTACCATTAGCCTGCTTGATACGCTGGAAAATAACCTTCTGAATCTGGCCCAAGGATTCTTTGCAATCCGGGATGCTCAGGTCAGCAAGATGGGCGCCAGCAGGGCACCCGCAATTAAGTCCCATAGTAATTCGAATTTATGAGTTTAACGGAGATGCTTGAGTTACGTTTTGAGCTTCCCTTAGCCCGCGCAACCTTCGATGGTAAATATAATAGTAAAATTTGGACCAGATACTATTTCTTGCAAATCTAACGTGCTATATTGTTAATTGCCTCTTTTAATACCACGACGTAAGCTATTGCTGGTCCGCATTTCGATAATGCCTGTTAGCATATCGGGCGCATCATCGTGCTTGGTGGATTTGTTATTCTTTTTGCGGTACGTCTTTACCGCGGCAGCAAACTTTGGCCATTTCTTTTCCCAGCCCTCGGGGAAGTATATATCTGAGCAGACAAGTGCAGAATTGGAGAATATGCGAACCTGTTTATTCTTTGTCTGCGTAAAGGTCTCCAGGACAGCTGACATATTGTGAAGTGTCTCACGTAAAATACGTTTGACGCTTCGTGCAAATGACCGGCCGCCATTATTACCCTCAATCCTTGCTCGCTTTGTCCTGTTAACTGTAAGCATTCTAGCCAACTTAGGCTCAGTTACTTCCATCGGCTCGTCAGAGTAGAGGATGTCAGTTATGTACGCGCCCATTGGCGTATTAACAAAGCAGCCTGATGCCAAGAAGTCAGCACCTGTATCAGCGGTATCGGTATAGTTCCAGCGCTGGCTGGACGACAAGAACGCCTGTGGTGGGTCTACTGGATTATAGGTCTTGAACTCCTCATACATTAGGCCCTCTTTAGGCGTCGGGTCTTGCTGGTACTGCGTATCATAAGTTAGCGGGTCTACCTCTTGTAAATGATGCAGCTCCTCGACAGTGTGCTTAACAGGCCAAAGGGCTACCTCTTCTGTCTCCTCTACGATTGTGTCCTCACCGCTCTCATCCTGGACATGCTTGACAGTTGTCTCTGTACGTAAAGCAGGCAAGCTCAGCACGGTCCAATTGTCCGGCTCAGTGTCCAGTAGATAGCCGCACAAGTCATGCTCGTGCAGGCGTTGCATTATTATAATTATAGGTGTCTCTCTGGAGTTGGCACGAGACCGGATTGTGTTCTCAAACCGGGAGTTAATACGCTCTCGAACAATGTCTGACGTTGCGTCCTCGGGCTTTAGCGGGTCATCTATCACGATTGCACCAGGAAAGACATTAGACGCGGCGCCAATGAGCGCCAGTTTAGTCTGAGTTGCCTCATCGAAGGAAAAGGCCTGCGATATGCGCTCAGCCATAGAGGCGTCCGCTGCAGCGGACATCTCCTGCATAGCACCAGCGCCGAAGCCAGTGACCTGTCCTTGCGTTGACACTGCGTAAAATGAGCCTTTAGCTTTTGTCTCCCAAGACCTGGTACTACCCTTGTTCTCATTAAGGAGCGCTGACTGCGGGAACAACTCTTTGTATAATGGCAGCGTCATTATCTCTCGAATAGTTGACGAGTTGTCATTAACCAGCAAGTCTGAATACGACAAGTGCATGAACTGACACTTAGGGTTGAGAGCGAAGCACCAGGATACAAACATCTTAATCGCAATAAGCGTTTTGCCATATCGCGGAGGCATGTTAATGATAAGGTGCTTAACGTCTCCATCGACAACTGACTGTAGGGCCGCGAATAGCTTTTTGTGCAGGTCTGCAACAATAAGTGACGAGCCATATTGCGCTTTGAACATAGCCCGTGAGTAGCTCTCAAGTGAGCCTTTTAGCTCTAACGCAAAAAGGTCTCTTGCGGAGACCTGTCCCTTGACTTGTGCGATTGCCGCTTGCTGTATATCCTCTAATGACTGTTGCATAGCTACTTATTAGTTAACTTGAACACATACCTGCTCCAGAACCACCTACTACGTAGGCTCGGCCAGTCAGGATAGCCAGCAAAGTTATATGCCTCCTGCTCGAAAGAGACACTCATGTAAGCTCTGTTCCAGTTAAAGCATATTAGCAGCTTAATGAGGAACTCCAGTAAGTACCAGACATAGAAGCTAATGACAAGCATCTCCAGCATCTGCTTAGTGTGTATCGTCTCATGCGTTATCGTGCGCTTGGACAGAGGCTTATCCCCTCTTGCGAAAATAATACCAAAGAGGTTAATGGCTCGGTAGCCAGGAAAAGGCAGTACCTTATTGTAGATTATTAGCATGGTTACTACTTTAATAGGGTCTCACGGATAATAACATAAGCCTCTCGGGATATTGGCTGGTCAGGGATAAGCCCGGGTGCAGCAGAAGGCACGCCGGTAATAGGTGTTGCGTCGAGGCTCATAGGACCTTTACCAAAGAGCCTATCCCAAATGCGCTCGATTGTAGCTGTCTCTCCAACTCTTGCGTCCTGTTGAATGCGCTTGATAATAGCCTTAATAGCAAGAGGCAGCTTGTCATTAGCCATTAGCGCCGCCAACTGTGTCTCGTTACAAGTGAGAAGGCATGCCAGCAGATTGGCTGTGTCCGTCTTGCTGAGGCGCACTGATAGATTGATACCTAAATTGTTGAGTAGTTTAGCCATCTCAGGCCTAGTAGTGCCCTGGAGAGTCTGAAGTGTTAGTAGCTGCGCGGCAGATAGCTGTTGGCCGGTCTTGGTAGTTACCTGTACCTCTTTAAGGTCCAACGGGTCCGCTGGCGCCTGGTCGTCTATTGCTTTGTCAATAGCTTTGCGCTCAGCTGCCTGCTTAGCGGCACTAAGTGACTCATCTGTATCGGTAGGAGCCAGGTCCTCCACATGCATATTGTGCTTTGCAGCCAACTCCTCGCGCTCCTGTTGTCTCTGTTGCTCTTCCAAGCCCGCATTACGAGCTTTAAGCTGAATACGCGCCAGCTCTTTAGCAGAGAGTTGTTGGTGGATAGCCTCAGCCTGAGCATTGCGCTTCTCTGGTGCAACACCTGGTAAAATATCCTCGAGACGAGATGATATGATGTCTTTAGTCATAGTATGCTAATGTTAACTATCTATTCCGACATTTGACAGATTAGGCCAACGTGTATTCATAAAGGCTATAATGGATTGTTGTACCCGTTCAAATTGTTCATCAGTCAAGTGACCCAAATGGATAATAATAACATCTTCATCTGAGTCTTGCGGACCATCTATTTTTCCAAATCCTGCCATATTATAATAAGTTGTCAGAATTGACTGGCGGCCGCTTGTCCGGGTCTGCATAAAAGTAGTAACCTTGCTGCAGACGACCCGGACTCAGTAGTCCACGACGAACATTGCGATAGTCTATTTGTAACTCATGAGCTGTATCCGCTATAGTGGCGAACACGCCGACCGCCTCTCCATTATAATCATATGCGTATACGCGCACGGCGTGACCATTACCAAACCTCGCTGTAGCTACGCGTCTTAGCTCAAGCTCTTCGTCGGTGAGGTAGTGATTAGAGGTGACGATTGTACCGCCTATAACGGCTGTATTGCCCCAGCTACAAGCATGAACAGAGTGCACGCCTATTCCAAGGTCTTTAGCGCACACGCTCTCAACGGGATAAAGCTCAACAAGTCTGCCAGTAATGAGGTCATAATAACACCACGCGCCCTTGTGAAACTGGCGGCTCTCGGGCGTAGACGTTGCTTCAACAGCGGCTTCCTCCTCAGTGTGCGGCGTCAAGTGTACTTCGATTTGTGGTTGCGCCCAATTCTGAATTGAAGGTAGATTGCGGAAAGGTTCTTGTGATAATATCTGATACAGGTCTTCGATAATATTCTTGCGACAGTAGACACGGTGGACAATTGTACTTCCATATATGAGCCAATACTCACGTGGAGCATTGAGCAGAGCGGGCTCCAAGGGTGGCACCTCGTCAAACAGTGTCACGAGGCCTTTGACCTTAACAAGCAGTGGTTTATTCTGATTCATAGCAGTTTGCATGCGAGCTTATGTACGCACATACAAATATAAGTAATCTGGATGAAAGGCTGGCATTTTTTAGCAAATTTAGCAAAAATTAGGTTCTAAACAATGTAACTAATTGATTTTCAGATAGTTAGGTATTGTTTAAACAATCAAACAATTATTGTTTTTTCCGTAACTGATTGATTTTCAATAAATTGAACCTTTTCCAAACAAACAAAACACAATTTCCTATATAGGTATATACGATTTTTATATTGGAGCCATATATTAAATATTTTTAATATTTCAATCTAAAAACAATTCTATATAATTATTTTATAGATTTTATTGTTTTATTGTTTAAGAGGACCTAATTTATTGAAAATCAATCAGTTATAAAAAACAAAATGTTGTTTAAGATTGTTTAGACTGTTTTTATAAGTGGCTGATTTCTAATTAGTTAAAAAATTTTTATTGTTTAAGCCCGTTCTAAGGAGCTCATTGATTCGAGGGCCTTCATGTCAGCTAAAAGCCGCGTTAAATAAGACTTGAGGTCGAGTTGTTAGTTAATGCCCTTTAAACAATGTTTCCGATGTTTTAATGCCTACCTTGAATAGTTACAAATTTTTTATTGTGTATGTATTTAATGCCTATCTTGAATGATTATGAATTTTTATTGTGTATGTATTTAATGCCTATGTATTTTATTGCGTAATTATGTGTAACGATTTTTTATTTTTCGGAGGGGG